CCTGCATCTTCTTTAAACGCACCTTTTAGTACAGTTGTTTGTGTAAGACTACTATGTGCCTTTACACCTCTGTTCTCAACACAACCATGTGTTGCTTGTACATAAACACCTAAGTGTTCTGCACCTGTTGCTTTTTGAATCTCACGTACAATGTCGTTTGCAAGTTCTTCTTGTAATGTACCTCGCATAGCACACCATTGTGCAATACGTGTATACTTACTTAAACCAATTAGTTTGTCTGATGCAATAATACCAATGTACGCTACACCTCTAACTATCTGGTGATGATGTGAACACATACTTGTAAGTTCACTACGCACAACTAACATACCTTCATAACGATCATCGCTATCATTTGGAAATGCTGTTGCAGGCGGCATTGGTTCATAACGTCCTGCCATTAGTTCATTGATATACATCTTTGCAAGACGTTTACCTGTACCGTTACTGTTAGGATCGTTTTCTGTATCTATTACAAGACCTTGTAATACGTCTTCAAACTTAACAGCAAGCTCGTCAATTAGTACTTGCTTTTCGCCGTCCTTAATAAAGTCTGAAATGTTGTCGCCGGCCCAGAAGCGTTTGTCTGCTTGTTGCAAACGGGCTTTTATCTCTTTGGATTTATCCATTTGTTTCTCCGATGTTTAGGCAGTGGATTGCCGTTAATAATACAATGCACAATATAAGTTATATTATACATTGTATTTAGGTTTTTGTCAAGTATTTTCTACTCAAAGTGTTTAGTTATCATGTCTAGTCTATCACTAGCAGTAGCCATTGCATCTAATTCTTTTTGTATCGTTTCGATAATATCAGAATGCTCACCAATACCTACAACTTTTTCCATGTATACTTCAACATTAGTCTTATGCAATAAGATTTCAGCCTCTGCGTGAGCCTTTACCGCCGCTATCATTTGTTGTTTCAAGTTCATATTCCCTTCCTATAGTTTCCTTTGCCCGGTATTACGTTGCGGACGCCACCGACTGGATCCGGACAGTCTCCATCTCGGCGAAATATTAGATGAACATGTGGGTACATAACAGTTTGACCTGCACTTTTTCCTATGTTCAACCCTATATTAAATCCTGTTATTGTAGTCTTATCGCTTACTACGTTATCATTACCCATTGAGATAGCAAACTTAAAACATTTAGTTATTGTTTCTTGATCACTTACTTTAGGTACTATTAACATATGTCCTTCCGTTACTGGAAAGCCGTCGTTGAAGACTACAAATTCCTTTGTATTTATTTCCACATCTGTCCAAGGTGCTCGTCCTGACTCCTGTGCCTTTTCTAAGGTATCAATATTCACCTACGTTCTCCCAAGGGTAAACTAACCAAACATCTTGTTCTGCTTTGTTTACTTCGTGTACGCTGTAGTCTACAGTACCATTAAAGTCACTTGATAAGTTATCTGTAATAGTAGCAAAGCGAACATTGTTGTGCCATACTGTTTTCCAAGTTTCTTCGTTAGGTAGACAACCTGCTTGCCAGTCTTGTTTAATCCAGTCAAATGTAGCACCAGTGTCGTTAATGTCATCTACAATTAAAATATTTTTACGTTTGCCGATATCCCAACGACTTTTGGTATTAACACGTTCTTCTTCATCTACATATCCAAATGCATCAGTTGCCATCCAACAGTTACTTTCACTTTCGCCTGTAGCATCACGTAAACTTACTTTTAATGCTTCGCCACGTACACCTAACATGTTGCTTAGTATAGTAGCAGGAACGTTTCCGCCTCTGGTAATACCTACAATATAGTCAGGACGCCATTTGTCCTTGTACATCTGTAGTGTAATATTTAAACAAGCATTTTCTACATCTTGCCAATTATAATAGTGTTTCTTAATCATCTAGTCCTCTTATCCAACTAATATTTTCAAAAGTCCGCTTGCTAGTATCATAAACAAAGCGGCGTTTAACATAATCAATGCTCTGTCATTCCAAAGCAATCCAACCCATAGCCAACCTGCTGTTCCTACAGTACTGAAGGCTAAATCATATATTGCAAGATCTCCGCCAGCGGCTCTACATGCAACTGCTATTAATACAAAGAAACTACTGATCCATTTAATATACCAACTAAGATCAAACTTAGGTGTTTGCTTTGGAACAAGATTTTTTGCATCTACAATTTCTTGTACTTGTTCTTCAACAACATCTTTAATTGTATTTTTAACTGTCATACAGTGTGCCTTTGATCCTTCTTAAAATAGAGTCTTTAAGTCTTGCTTGTTTAAATCGTTTGTATCTTTTTGCTAACGGTACCCAACTTTCCCATGATGCTCCTGATGCAAGTGTAAGAGCAATGTCGTACAGTTCAGGAGTTAGATCAAATCTTTGTAATTGTATAGGTTTGTTAGTATTAAAACTTACATATGCTAGTGCTTCATCTTCTTCAACTGTAAAGTTTTTAGCACCAGGATAGAAGTTGTATTCTAAATTAATGGGTCTAAACCAGTCACTTATGTTGAACCTTCCTGGCACAATACTACCTGACAATGTGTGCGGTGCGTTGTCCATATAAGGAGATGTTAGTGTTATGTCTACATTATCATCTTCTGCAAAGAATATCCACTGTAAGTTATATTTTAATGTTTGATGATCTTTAAGACAACTATCTCTTGTTTGATAAACAGGTATAACAGACTCTACTTTTGCAAAACTATTATTTTGCACAATAGGTACGTTTGTTCGCATAGGGTTAGTTAGTACTACAGTACTTTTTGCAAAGTCACTAAATGCAGGACAATAAAAGAAATCACTTTGCTTGTCTTGTATTTTTATATGTTGCTCACTTTTACGTTCCCATAAGGTTTGTGGCTCTGGATATATTACACTCCAGTCACGATCCTCTGCTTGTGCAATAGGAGCATAGTATATTTTTGACTTACTCATTTAGGTACCTTTTATGACTAACCCAATTACCTTTTACTTTGAATCCCCAGCTTTGTACTTTTTTACCCATAAAGAATAAACTCCAACATGGGATTTCATTACCGTCTTTGTCTTTTGATAATTCTAACCAATGTAAGTCAGTTGCTTTACGATGACGAAAATGTCCAGGGCCTCTCCAAAACTTTCCTTCAGGAGTGTGTTCGTAGTACCCGCCTTTTAAAATTAGTGTACCATATGACCAAGGATGATCATGTAGTGTTGCTTCATCGCTTTTTAAAACTTTGTGTAAAGTAATATTAAACGGAAAGTTCTTTCTGTCCTTTAGGAACAAGTAATAACGTATAAGATAAGGTTTATTTGTATTCCTATCTTTAATTACACGTTTACGATCTTTTAAAAAATTAAACATTATGCTGAATCTTTCAATGTTTCAAAGGTTTCAATTTTTGCCAGTTCACGTTCATATGCTTCTGCGGCACGTTTTAGGCCTGCATACTTTTCTTCTTTATCGAGGTCCCTGCTTACAACTCCTAGTACACGTTGTATATCTTTAATAGACTGCACAACATCTACACCACCTACTGTTAACTCACCTTCGATCTCAACATTACCATTGCCAGCGCCATTAGACGAGTATATTGATGCAGGAGACGAGTATATTGATGTAGGACTAGTAGTAAAACTATCATCCCAAGAACTTGTGTCTATATCTATAGTAACTGTATCGTCGGAAGTATAATTTGAATCAAGTGTTAGTGTAAATGTTCCGTCATCATTCATTTGCAATCGCCTTGTAAAGTTCTGTACCACTAAAGAAGTCTTTGTTTAATTTAGTAACTTGCTTGTTTATACTTGGAAGAAAGTCTTCATAGTTTTCCATGTATTCTACAATTTGTGCAACAACTTTGTCTTTGTTATGTAAGTATGCATCATAGTCTTCAGTCCATTTACTGTCGTACTTAAATTCAGGTAATGCCATTTCACTATAACTAAGTCTATCAGGCATCATTGGAATAGCATCAACTAGTGCGCCTTCGTACCAACTAATACCTAGTGTCTCTTGCAAGTTAGCACTAAACACCATTTTTGCTTCGCCTAACATGTTGTGATATTCGTTCTTTGTTAAGTCACGTTCTTGACATACTACAAATTCATATTGCGGCAAACGTTCTGCAAGATCTCTAAAGATATCAACCTGCTTCTCTGGTGCTACTCTATGTGGAAATAATATAAGATCTCGCTTTTCCATACCTTTGTAACTGCTTAAACTGTTCTTTAGATACTCCATAGGCCAACCTACACGATGTATTTTGTTCCAGTCTAATGCATAGTTTTCATCAAATACATCTGTAAACATGTCAATATGAAAGTCAGTTGCAAAGAAGTTATCATCATAACATTCCATCATTGACATTTCAGCATGTCTAACCCAAGGTTTATCACCTATAAGTCTACCTAAGAAGTCTTGTGGATCATATGATCCAGCATGCCACAAGCCGCCGACAGCAATGTCAACGCCTAGTAGTTCTGCCATATAACGTAGTTGTATAACAGTAGGGTTCCAAGCATCAGTGTATAAAAAGTAGTCACCGTCTTTAACAGCACCGGCACAAAACAATTCACCTATGTGTTCTAGTTGTTTACTTTTATAAACATTAGTACCACCAAAGTTTAGAAAAGCCCCAGGTGTAGTTGCCTGAGGAGTTTCGCCACCACTAATAACTTTCACATTTTCATTTGTAGCTCGTTGCAGTTGCTTAGGAAGATACTCTTTCCATTGCTTAGTATAACGTGTGTCTACTGCTTCGATGTCTACAATGTAAATAGTCATTTAGTTTCTCCGTGGTTGAAAGTTCCGTCCACCGTTACGTGCCTTTGCACGAATATAGTTTTGCCATTTTCCATAAGCAATCCAAGTAGGGTGATCCTTTTTGTAAAGTGCTTTTTCATCGAACACTTTACCTTCAAAGCGACAGTAGTCGCGTAGTTTGTCCAAGTCGTTGAATACCTTCGTATACGCTTCACGATTGAATTTAGTAGACATTTTAAGTTTCTCTCTCTTGTCATTATCTAGGGTAGTAAATTGAACAGCCGTTTTCGTTGTCTTCTGCAACACTAATCTCTACAAACCGGCCGGGGTATTTGTTAGAGATCATTTCGTATAGTTCGTCAGCGATCATCTCGCACGATCTATGATTTAGAACAAGCACTTCACCGTCGGACGCACCTTGTCCATTATAAAGTCTTTCAAGCCATCTTTTGAATTGTATGAATTCGATGTCTCTATCGTTGTGGAACACTTCAATGCGCACCCGGAAATGAAAGATATGACGATGAGGAATACCAAGGAACGACACATCGTCCCAATCACCTGTTGCCAATTTTGGATCACTATCTGCTCCTGGATACATGTGTACACCTTCTTTATTAAAGGTTACCCATATACTTCTCTGTGCATTATTTAGTGCGTTTTCTGTTGCCATTTTTGCATCTTCCTCTCTCATTCTACGTCCCATATAGTTATGATATGATTCACGTTGTTCCATATTATTAGTATACTTTCATTTAATAACTTTGTCAAGGCCATATTTAGACCAATCGGTAAATTTTTCTCTATCCATTAAGTCATGTAGACTATGACACCAAACACCTGGGTTACTTGCTTTAAAGTCTTTGTCGTCAATCTTAACCATAGTATTATAGTTCCATTGCTTAACATATGGCACTACAACACGTATTTGCGGAATAAAGTTATCATACTCTACTAAGCCGCCGTCTAAGAACCATTCTAAGTTAATAGTACTTGGAATGTCTAAACTACACAAGTAGCCTTCTTTTACAAATTCTAAAATGTATTTGTCCCATGCTACAAAGTCGTCTGCTGTTCTTGGACTATATGAATGATTTGCACCAAAGAATATGTGCTTACATTCTAACTTGTTATAGTATTCCATTATAGTTTCAATGTCTTGAATACCATCTACAAACAATGTTTGCATACCAAATGCAGGAGTCTTCTCAACTTCTACACCTGTAAACATAGTAGGAGTACTACTTATACCGCTTTCGTAATCTCTTTTCATTCTAAACCTAGCTGTATTAATCTTGCATTAATTCTATGTATTTCGTCTTTTAAATAAAGTTTCATAGTTTTCATTTTACGAACTTCATCTGTAACTGTCATATTATTATACTTTACTTCTAGCTCAGTGTCAAGCTCTTTATGCTTTCTTTCTAGCTCAATTAAGTGGCTTTTCAGTTTATCTTCTTCCAATTCATAGTTGCTCATCCTCGAGATCCTCTAACTTAGTTTCATCTAAAATTTCTTCATCTTCAACAACTGATTCTTCTACATCAAACAGTGCGTTAAAGTGTGTACTAGCGTTCATGGTCTTTTTACCAATTGCACCTCTAGTACCTGGAATAGTCATCCAAAACTTTGAGTACTCGTCAATTTTTGCAAGTGCTTGTTCTTTATTATCGATAGCAAATATTTCATTTATTACATCTCTAAAGAATACTCTATCAAATGTTTCTTGCACAAGCATTTTTGGAATAATTCCGTTGTCGTATTGTCTGTTTGCTTCTTGTACAGCATTAACATGACTCCATACGTTATGACCCATTTGAATAGCATAACTAAAACTATCCCATGATGTCTTTCCTTCTTTACCTATCTTGTTTAAATCTCCTGGAGCATATGTACAAACGTCTGATACTTTGAGTCCGTCTGTAAGCGGCGAGTCTTCAAAGTTTTTAAATACCCCATCTGATATAACAGTGTCTCTAAATCCACGGTTGTCTGTAGCATATTTTTTATTGTCAACACTCGGCACCATACGATACGTCCACTTGCTTCTGTCTTCAGTTTCATTCTGAATGTAGATTTGTCCATTCGCGGTTGCGAGGAAAGGACTAGCACAGTCAAAGGTAATAGTAAAGTTCTCATTATAGTTCTTTCTTACTGCTCGTTGTATGTCTGTTAGTAGCGTAGCCCATTCTAGTTTAGATGTGCCTAAGAAGTGCATTACATCATGTATGCCTGTTTGTAACAGGTTATCGTAATGCAATGTAACTATGCGTTTAAGAACCAAATGCACATCGCACATGTTCTGTCCACCCATTGACCATCCGTTAAAATGATTGTCAGGATACTTAACTGGGTCACAGTAGTCTTTCATCTGCTCGTACCAGTCATCTGCGTCTGTATGATTCTCACCTTGTAAAACATTAAGGAACTTACAAGCACCTGTTCTATGTTTCATCCAGTAGTCGTTGTTAATACGTGTTGCTTTTACAGCCTCATCGTATGTACTAATGCCTGTTGCTTTTGCACCTTCTGGTGAACGTGCTACCCAGGCTGGAATATCAAGTATCATTCCATAGTCCATGTAAGCGTCCATCCAACGCAATACACCGTCTCTTTTCTTTTGTGCTTTAGGACAATTAGGATCTTTCCAATCGCCTTCCCAAACACCTTTACCAATTTGGAAACCACCTGAGTCTCCTAATATCCAAGTATTGTCTCTATCTCTATTACGCACCATATCTTCTTTAGGTGCGTGTTTGTTAACATCAAGTTCAGCATGTCCTGCTGAGTACAGTGTCCATTTGTATTGGAACTGTCCTTCTTGCTTATTAAGATAGTTTAGACTTTCTACACCGTGTGTAAAGTTGCTAGGTATACGTGACTTATCAACATACTCGTCATACCGTTGCTTACCTACGTAAGTAGCATAAAAGCCACTTAGTGCAGGTAAAAAACGTGCATAATCTTTCTGTTCTGCGGTTAAGTCCTTACGCATATTCTACTTGCTCTGTGCTGGTAGTATGTAGTCATATTTTACCATGCCACTGTCTACTGTAATCTTCATTGCACCTTGATCTGAAATGCTCATTGTAGCATCGCCGTCTAAGTTAAGTACTGCTTGTACTTGTGCTACAGGCCAACTCCATGTGTGTTGTAGTGTACCTTCAATACCATGTTGGAATACAAACTCACCTGCGTGTGTACTTGCATCACCAAAGCTGAATACTAAGTTACCTTCTGTAGCCTTTACATTAAATACTGGCTCTTCGCTATGTGCCGCACTCATAAGTTTCATACGTGCAATACTAGCAACACTTGGTTGTACAGTTACGTCCCATGTTGCACCTTTAAACTTAACAGTCTTTAGTTTTTCTTCAATGATTGCTTTATTCATAAAGCGATAATCATTTTCAAAGTCACCTGTTGTGTTTTCAAAGTGAATATGTGTTGGAACAACTTCACCGTTGCGCTCTGCACTAACTACATCAATTTTAGCATCTTTCTGATATTCAGGATTCTTTAAGTGTAGTGCTAACTTGTCTAAGTTAGGCATACCAAATGTACCTGTAAACTCTGCTACTGTTGTATGTGCTTCTGCTGTTAAAATAACACTACGGTCTTCTGCCATTGCGTCAATTGTTGTGCCTTCATCATTGGAAACTTTTACCAATGTTAAAAAGCCTAATGCGTGTGTATGTGCTACCACGTCTTGTAAGATGTCTTTCATGCCTATTTACTCCTTAGTTATATTATATTGTACTGTATAACACATTGTTTGTCAAGTGTTTTCTATACTTTATTTAGGTTTTTTAATTTATCTTGCGTGTCTTTCCAGGACTTAACATGGTAAGTTTGTCCACGCTTGATAGCTCTTGCTAAAGGTTCATCATTTCCTCCAGCATCCATTCTGTCTCCAAAGAAATGAATGAAATTGTTTTCGTCAAAATCTTTTAAGATTTGACTTTTGTCTGCTCCAATAGGTGCGATATCAATGCCAGTGTCTCCACCCGGCCTTGCTTCTAAGTAATCAAACTCTCTATTGAATAGTTCTGCAATATATGTACGTTCGTTGTGTAACTTATCGTACTTTACATATTGCTCTCTTTGTTCTTGTGTTGCGTTACGACCTACAATACTAAAGTTAACCATGCCTGTTCGTTCTTCTATATGATTGCCTGTGCGTATTTTAAATGCGCTTTCTTCTAGTTTCTCTTCTAACCATGTTTTTGCAGAGTGTGGAATTTTCCAATCATTTTGGTCTATGTTTTTTGAACCTTTCCAAACATCACTACCGGAGCAGTTATATACACGTTTGCAAAGACTGTATATTTCCTCTCCTACTTGTTCTATTGTTTTTTTCCTATCACTACCTGTTACAAGATATACATCATTCTCAGCACAGAAGGTACTAAAGAATACAGCAAAGTCTCCATCCATTTGTTGTCTGCTAGGGGTTAGTGTTCCGTCGACGTCGAATATAAATTTATGTTGTTTCACGTTGTGTAACTCTCTTTCTAAGATCACTCGAACTAAATCTATGATCTCGTTTGTTAAAGTATATGTCTATGTCTCTTTTACGACAGATATCTCTGCCAGTAAAATCTTTATCCCTATATTCTTCGCCAAGTACACGAACATTTATTGTGTACATGCTTAGTATGTCTTCTAGGTCTTGCTCCGTTCCATACGGAATAATTTCGTCTACGTAACCAACTGCTTTAAGTTGTGTGTAACGTTCTATAATTGTTTGTACAGGAGGATTCTTTTCCTCTCTATCTACACTTGGATCAACTTGCAATCCTACTAGTAAATAGTCACACTGGTCCTTTGCTTCACGTAACATTTGTACATGTCCTGCATGTAATAAGTCAAATGTACTACAAGTAAATCCTACCTTCATTAGTGATTCCTCCCACCGTCAAATATACACACAAAGTATAAACCGTAATCAGTTGTGTTGTGTACTTTATGAAATACGTTATCCTGTATTAGTACAGTATCGCCTTCCTGCACATCAAATATTTTGTGATCTAACTCCATTTGTCCTTTGCCACTAATAAAAATATAAACTTCTTCTTGTCCTTTATGTCGATGTCCTGTTGTACTTTTGTTTGCTGATAACATTGTACTACTAACAACTAAATTTTTTAATTCTGTATTATCCTTTACAGTATAAGTTGAATTATTCTTAACTATATCTCCGCCAATATCCCAAGAACTATATTTCATTAGTACCTCCTATGAAACAAATGCTTTTTCTTGTACAAAGGTTCCAGCAGTTTTACGACTACCTTCTTCCCATTTCCAATCTTCTAACATTAATTTAACATCATTATTAAACTCATTACTTCCACAAATCATTACTTTATTATTACTAGGATCTAAGTCTGGTATTAACATACCTGCACTTAACATTTTAGTAATACGTTTATTCATAAACGGCCATTCAGGGTCTTGTGTAACTATTGGAGTATACACAATATCTTGCTCCTGTAAGAAACTGTTATATGCTGTTAGCTCTGCTTGTTCTCTAACACTCCATACTACATGTATACGTTCAAAGTGATCGTACGTTGTAGGGTCTCTTAGAAGCGATATAAACGGTGCTATGCCTGTTCCTGTGGCTAGTAGATATAAGTTACCACCGAGTTCTAAATTAGCAAGTGTAAGCGTTCCTGTAGGCTTAGTACCTACATCTATCTCGTCGCCTACTTTAATATTTTGTAGTCGACTTGTTAACGGACCGTTTGGAACTTTAATTGAGTAGAACTCTAAGTATTCATCATATGGGCCACTAGTAATACTATACGCTCGCATAATATCGTTATCGCCCATCCCAATCATTGTAAATTCACCTGCGGTAAATCTAAATGTACGAGGTCGTTCAGTTTTAATTCTAAATAACCTGTCTGTATAATGTTCTACTTCTGTTACTCTTAAGTTCATGTTACTCCTCGTAATAGTTTTCTGCTAAGTTTCTTAGCATTGCAATTAATTCTTCAATAGTATTTAGGTCCTGAGCGTTCTCAGTATCTATTTCTGCTTCGAATTTAATTTTCATTTTAGTCTCCAAAATCAAACAAACTACTAAACGTGTTGTGTCGCTTAGTATCTTCTAATGGATAGTTAAGCACACCAATCAAGTTGTCTAGTTTGTTATCAATAATAGTCTCCGCCATTGCAGTGTCGTCAAATGGTAAATCTTTAAACCATTCTGGTATACGTAACTCGTCTGTTGGGTACGCAACACTTGTATAGCCTAGCGGATTTTGTTTTAGTTTACAAACAATAACTTTCATACCGTCAACAATCTCTTGCGAGTATTTGTCTCCGTTCATACGCTTTAGCGTATTCCAGTTAATGCTTGCTCGTACATGCCCAGGCATGTTTGCTTTACCTTGCTTCTGCTCTAGTCTTTGATAGTGACCTACTTTGTTTGCACGTTTCGGACTACCTTTTTCCCAACCTGGACGTTCACTAAACTCCTGACGGAATTGTGTAATACGTTCAAGTACATCTGCTTGTGGAATATCAGTAAGTACCATAAGTAGTATCTCACTTAAAAACTGTTGCATGAACACAGGTGTATCTGACCTACGCAAGTCTAAGCCCATTGCTTTTACTTTGCCCGGCTTGCCATCTGTGTCTGTTCTAAAGCCTTCGTTGTCTACAACTAGTGCCGCATAACGTTTCTTAGTAATGTATAAGCCTGACTGTGCTACAATTTCACGTCCTGCCGCAATAACATCGCTACGTGACTTTGGACAATGAAATGCTTTTAACATAAACTCTGGAAAGGTTGTGTTTGCTTGTTCACAAACTTGATCCATAAGTGTAATACACTTATCAATGTTCCATTCAAGTTTACCACTGTTAACGTCATCTTTAAGTATTGGCCAAGCACTAAAGTAACAAGAGTCAGTATCACCATATATCATTGCTTCGCCTACATGATCATATGTACCTGTAATAACATTGTTTACTTCTGCTGACATATGCTTAACAATAGTACGTCCTGTTAGTGTTGTACTCTGTCCAATACGTTTATCAAAGAATCTACAGCCGGGGTTAAGAATAGCACCATACAAACTGTTCAAGTTAATTTTCTTAACCAACTGTCGCTTATCCCAGTATTCAATTTCAATAGGGTTGTTTGCTTCTTTTGCTTTTATAAGTTGTGCCTGCATGTCCTTACGTTCAGCATACCAACGCTTTAGTAGTCCAGGAATAACACCTTCAAACTCTGTTGTAAAGATTGTACCATTCGAACTAAGCATCCACGGCATATGGTTGTCGTATATAAGACTATACAATTCTGCACCTGATAATACATCACTGCGACCGTCTTCCCAATCAACAGTTAGCGGAATATCTTTGCGTTGTTCTACTACTGCTTCGTATTCTTCTGTACTAAAGCGTCCTTCCCAACTACCTGCAAAAGACTTTTTCTTAAGAGTTGTATCTTCGTGTACACGTTGTTCTGATATCTCAGGACGTATTTGTCCTACAATAGTTTCTTGACCCATATTCAATGCACGAATAACACTCGGATACAGTGAATTCAAATCCATTGACGCTACCCATTTGTGCAAACCCTTTTTAGGAAATGCTACGTATGCGCCAGCGGCTTGTGTGTTCTCTGTGTCGTCACGTTTAGGTCTGTTAGGAACTTGTAAGCCTCTGTGATGTGCTTCGTTAACAATCGCTTGTTCTGTAACAGCAACAGCACCCATAGTGGTCTGTAACAAGACTGTGTTCTCGTGTGCAACAGTATTTGAAAGATCAATAAATCTTAGTTTTTTGTCCAACTTGTCCAGTAGTGCGGTATCTTGTATGTTGTATTCGATGAACTTTCTAAAGTCATTGTTGTACAACTGGTCCAAAGTGCCTTCATAAGGGACTTTGTTTTCACCAACTTCGATTTCGCCAATGGCATCAAGTCTATATGTATGTCTTTCTTCATATGTGTATTTACGATATAAATTCAAACTATCTAAATGCACTCTGCCTACTAGGTCAAAGGTCTGCGCTATTTTCCCATACTTTTCAAACTCACGTTTCTTAGGCAACTGCCCCCATAAACAAAAACGTCTTGTGTCGTCTTTGCTTAATACACGACTAGTTCTGTTTACAGTATACGGAATATCATAACCTTCACTGTTCCAACCTGACAAAATATCAGCGTCTTCAATTAGTGTTAAGAACGTGTCAATCATGTCACCTTCTTTTTCAAACAACATTACATTGTCAATGCCTTCAAGTTCTTTTTCAGCTTGTTCCATTGTAAGTGTTTTAGGTGGTACTGCTAAACAGATCATTGTTTCCATCCACTGCAAGTATACACTAATACTTGTAATAGGCATAAACGGATCACTAGGATCAGCAAAGCCACGCTCTGGGTCAAAGTCTGTCTCAATATCAAAAAACGCAATATTAAGTTTAGGTGCATCTTGGTTAAGATAGTTTTCACTTAAACACTGAAAGATTGGATTGATATCACTTTCAAATAGTTTCTTGCCTTTGTTAATAGCAACTTCCTTGCGAAAGTCTTTTGTATTCTTACATACAATACGACTTAGAGGATCTCCGTATACACTCTTGTACTTGCCTTTAGCATCTTCATAGTAAAACGTATACTTTGCATTGTACTCTGTAAAGTGCCGTTTACCATCTTTGCGTTCAACACATCGAATAATATCCTGATCGCGGTCAAACATTGCATCTACATATGCCATCTATTTCCCCTCATACCAGTTTGATAAAAACTTGTAATGGTTTGGAAACAAGTCAAGTGCTAGTTCAGTTTGTCTACGTTTGCTTTCTACAAAATAATTCAAGTATTCATCTTCCTTTGGTGTGTTCTTCTCCGGATCAATATATCCGCCGCCTGCTTGTATCATACTCCACCATTGTACACTAGAAAACATACTTTGTCTAGTTAAAAACATAATAGGCTTAGGATATGGATAATAAGCATTGAATACGTTTATACAGTCATCTGGCAAATCCTTTAAAGTCTTAGAACGTATGTTATCCCAATACGGTGTACCTTTTTTATTACTAAAGAAGTAATGTCCAAATATGAAACTTAGTATTTCAATATTCATTTCATAGAACGATTGGTTAATAGCACCACGTACATCATCATTCCATTCTCCGTTTGCCATACCAATAAAGTGTGCAAAGTTACGTATAGTACTAGTAGTAAAAGTAATACCTGTTGCTTCTAATGGTTCTACAAAGCCTCCTGCTAGTCCTACTGCTAATACGTTTTTATGTGCAACTGCTTGGTGTGTTCCGCATTTCATCTCAAGATGTTTTGCTGGAGCATCATATTCGCCTACTGCTTCACGTAGTTCTGCTTCTGCTTGTTCAGGAGTAATATAGTCACTGCTATAGCAATAACCATTACCAATTCTATCATACACAGGAATAGTCCAACGCCAGCCAGCATCCATAGCCGTTGCTTTTGTATACGGGTGACATTCTTCTTCTGGGTTAGTGTATTGTGTTTGTAATGCTACTGCACGATCATTTGGTAACCAAGGTTTAAAACTTATAAACTGTTGTTCAAGTTTTTGTTCTAATAGTAAAGACTCAAAGCCTGTGCAATCCATATAAAGGTCTGCTTCGTAATTAACACCGTTTTCATCTTTAAGATAACTAATGCCGTTTACATCTGTACCAATATCAACAATGTTAGTATCAACGTATGTGATTCTGCTTATAATTTTACTTTTAATTGCATCAATAATTTTGTATGCATCAAAGTGTACAGCACCAAAGCCTTCATCGCCGGTATTAAAATTACAGTCCATATCTTTTGTAAGTTTAGGACTTTTATTATTTTTTGCTAGTTGATATGCAGGATACCAATCTAAAAATTCTTGATAAGTTTTATTAGCAAATGCTTTGTTTGCAAATAAGTCAGGAGTAGCAAGATAGTTAACAGGATCATCGTTGTCAACAAAGTATGGATCATCGTTCCATCCTTCTAGCATAACTCCGTGTTTGAATGTTGCATTACTTGCTGGCATCCAATCATGCGGTTGTAATCCACACTCATATAAGAAACTTGCTGTTGCTGGTTGTGTACCTTCGCCTACGCCTATGGGACCTTTTGATGCGTCCTCTATTAGAGCTACTTGTACTTGTTCTGGAAGGTTGTTTGTTAAAAATGCGGCTGTAAGCCATCCGCTGGTGCCGCCACCAAAGACTATAATTTTTTCTATCATGTTTTCCTCTTGTTGCTTATGGCCAACTTAACCATCTTCTTGCCAGGCAATTGCCATTGGCGTTATTATTACTTATTAGAACAACAAACCTGCAACGTAAATTACGGTTAAGCCTGCGTTCATTACTATAAGGCTTTTTTCTTTCCATAGAACACCAATAAGTATCCATAGACTGTTGCTAATAATGAATGCCCAAATGTACAAAGGGTAAACATTAAATGCGGCTAGGGTAGCGGCTGACAGTAAACATACTGTAGCCACCCAAGCTAACCATTGATAAGGTTTTACCACCATAGTGCGGCAACTCCGTATCCGTATACATTAACTACTGCAAAGTAGCCAGTTAATAACATTACCCAAGCGGCGCCTCTTCTAACTGCGGCGTAGCATTGTGTAACCGATCCTATAAAAAAGAACGGATATATAATTAACATGTTTGGGTCTCTAGCGTTTAGTGCAAGTGTTAAACTTGCCGCTACAGTGAACACAAAACTAACGAGTTCAAATCCAAAAGCAATTTTATCACTCTTAAAACTCTCTATCCAAAAATCTCGTATTCGGCCTATCATTTGTCATAACCAAGCGTAACGATCAATGTTTCTAGATCGTCATAGGCATCTTGATGATTCTCCCAATCACGTTTCTGTGCAATCTTAATTGCTTTATTAATAAGACTTGGTTTAATATCCATTTCTTCTGCAACTGCTTTTACAGTTTCTTTAAGACCTAGATTCAAATCTTCTACTTCTTGTAGTACTGTTACGCCTTCTTTTACTAGGCGCTCTAGTTTAGCCTTTTCATCGGCTCCATAGGTGCGTGTACCCATAAGGTTCTCCTGTTAAGTTTATATACTATTATACGTGATATTTAGGTGTTTGTCAAGTAAAAGATTTACTTTTTGGCATTTAATCTTGCCCACAGTTGATCTTTAATAGATACTACTGATTCGGACTTTGCATTTTTAGTTGCAGTTGCGTACATAACTGCTTCTGCGTCTTTGCCGTAACGCTTCTTAAAGTCGTCTTTGTTCTTTTTCATACCTTTGACGTACTTTTCTTTTTTATTTTCTTCACCTTTAGTAAGAGGACGTTCGTTAAGCATTGCTTCTAATGCTTCAATTCTACGCTCTAATTGAGTAATGCGATCTTCTTCTGCTTCGCCAACTAGTTTGTTTCTAGCAGGATGTGGAGATTCGTTGCCACCTGGAGTAGCACTTTTGGTAATTGCGTCTTTGCCTTTTAGTTGTCCTGCACTGCCTGTTTTTTGTTTGCCTTCTGTAAGACTAACTCCGGCTAATGCCGCAAAGTCTGACATACTATAGTCTTTGTCCATTTGTAGTGACCCTTGCGGTACATCTACACTTTCTTGTACAATGTTTTGTGGAACTTGTACACTTTCTTGCGGTTGACCTCCAAGGTCTGCCAACATCTTTGCCTTATCTGCGGCACGGTCAGTTGGTTCTATATCAAATAACTTCTGTTGGAGATCGTGAAAGTCCATTACTTGCCGCCGCCTCCGCCGCCTGTACTTTTTATAGGCTTTAGGCTTTTGGCTTGAATATTACTTGGTTTTATATCTGCTGGAGCAGTAGGTGGTGTTACTGATGCTTTTAGTTTTTTCTTTAACTTTTCTGCAATCTGTTGTTTG